GTTCCTGGCTGGATGCGCTCGCATGATGATTTTTGACTATCCGAATATCAATCTCTATGATAAGATCCTGTATCTGGATACCGACATCATCGTCAGTGATTCCATTGGAAAAATGATTGACCTTGATATTGAACCTGATAAGATCTACGCCCTTAAGGAGGGTACGATTGAGCATGAATGGTGGGGTGGACCAACCTTCTTTGACTTTTCTGTCGTCGATAAGAATACGCCTGGATTTTCAACCTGTGTCCTTTTCTTTCGGAACTCACCTGAAATGCGTGGATTTTTCAAGAAGTTGTATGAAGAGATTATGCGATTCGTGCTGAGTTGTACGATGTTTCCGATCACTCTGGACCAGCCTTTTTTCATTAAGATCGCGCTGCTGACTGGAATGTATAACAATACATTGCTTCAGAATCTGATCAAGAATCATCCCGAGTCGTTTGAAGGGCAGGTGATTTCTCATTTTCCCATTGGACCCGGTGATTATACGAATAAACTCTTCAAGATGAAGATCTTCCATGAATATTTGAGGATCCGGCCGAAGGACTAAACTCACACAGTTAGTTTCCATCTACATACTTTATTTTTATCGGGAACAGATGTATACATTTTTCCGTCATTTCCCTTTTTTTTCTCACCACAATGTTCATTTGCTGGAAACGGCGGAGAATCGCGAGTTAGGTATTTTTTATCTATTTTTCGTGTCGTATTTTTCTTCTTTCCGCTTTTAACCTCTTTCAGTTTAGCCGTCATTTTTTTATGTTCCGCGGCTGTAAGTTGTAGAGGATTTGTATGAGTTTTCAAGGCATATCCTATATTTCGTAACCAAATCTTACGACAGTCGTCAGTACATATTCCTGCAATCATATCATCTAGAAGTTTGAATGCCTCTTTTTTATTAATAAACGGCATTTCTATATATCGTCTAGATTATTTTTAAGAAAAATAAATCTATATGATATTGATTTGAAAAGTGTCTATACATTCAAACTCAGCGTGTTCCCTTGAGGAGCCTGACGCTTCTTGCGCCGGCCTCCTGCAGTTCGTTGAGACTCCGCCTGACTCGCCATTTCCTCCGAGTGGACGCTCTGAAGGTCCTGTCCCAGAGTGGAAGGTGCGGGGCCAGGGGCTGAGAATCCAGGCTGGATTCCCTGTGCCTCCTGGACCTCGGCACGACGAACCTCCTCAAATGTCTTGAGGATGTCATCAACTCCAGTGGGCCCTCTCATCTCACGACGAGCCGTTGCACGCGGAGGCTCAACGGAGGCGACCGACTGCGGCATGTTCGGGACACGACTGGAGTTCATGAATGCACCCGCTCCCATCGTAGGACCCTGAGGCTGCATCGGCGGCCCTTGGCTTTGATAAGCCGGCGGTTGCGAGAACGGAGCCGGCATCGGCTGAGGCATTTGCTGCTGACCACCAGGCATCGCGGCCCCCATGAAGTTTCCAAAACCCGGACCAACCTGCTGCGCGGCCGCCGCAGCCATCTGACGAGCAAGTTCAGGGTTCTTGCGCATCACATCGTCCATGGACGGCATCTTCTGACGGAAGAACGAGTTGCTGACGTGGCACATGAAACCACTGCCAGCGAGAGCCATCATCAGACGAACCTCGGGTGCGACCTTTCCACGGTCCTTGTACTTGTCATAGAGTTCCTCAAAGATCTCATCAAAATCCTCAACGTTCTCGTGAACGGACTCGGACCATCCCTCCAACTTCAGATCAAACGGATCAAACTTGTTGTTCATCCACTCCATACCCGTGATCACGCCCATCAGCATCTGGCGCTGGAAACGGAGACTTGCCTCCATCTGGCGGGCATCCACAAGACGAAGATATTCCTGCTTGATTTCATCCAGACTGTTGTCAAGTGTGTAATGACGGGTTACGGGGAATCCCTTTGACTCAAGACGCTGTAACTTATTAATGAACTCAATCTTCTCCTTCTTTTCCTCCTCGGGGTTCCTGGAAGCAGGCAGAGAAAAGGTTGGACCCGTAGCCGTCTGCTGATTGGAAAAGAGATTGGACCCAACGTCGCCGCCCGTATCCTTACGGATCTCTAGATTCACGGGACCCGCAGGGAAACTCGCGTCAAAACTCATCGGTTCCAGAGAGGCAATCTCAACCTCCTGAAGTCCCTGACCACCTGACCCCGATCCACCTGAGCCCCCTGAGCCCCATGACACAGATGCCTGCTGGCGAGGCGGAGGTGCAGAGGAGGACGATGAGGATCCCGAGGACGACTTGTTTGTAAGACTCGGGTTTGCCAACATACTGAGACCGAGATCATCTCCCATGTCGTTAAGGTTGATCACATTGCCAAGTTCCTCAGTTAAATTTATCTCAGGGGGCATGCCACCTCCCCCTCCAATCCCCATAGATCTGGCGACGTTTTCCATTTCGCGGATCGTTACACCACTCATTCCTTCTTTGGTTTTCTAAGGACTTTTTAGGCGGCATTTACCGCAGCGGTGGCGGCGGCCTGTGCGTCCAAACACATACAGAATGCATCTGCCAAATCGTTCCGTTTCTTGTGAGCCTGGAAAAAGGTCAACCAGTGCTGCGCATTCGCCATCTTCGGCGCCTTCAACCGTTCTACAGTTCTGTCCTCGGAGCCCTTCTTTCGCGCCGCGTATCCAGCCGTTCCTGTTTCCTTCCCCTTCACCTTCATACCTGCATGCACCAACTTGAACGGCGGAGCGGCACGACCCAACTCCAGAATACAGTCCCGTAGTGTTGCAAATAGAAGAATCTGCACTGTCTTCATGACCGGATTCTTTAGTACCGGTTGATTCTCAAGACGTACCTCCGTCAACTGGGAAAAAAAGGGGGCGATTTGCGTTCGGACAAAGGTGCGGATAGAATCATGGATCTCACTCACATTGATCGCAGCCGCATGAGGAACCTTGACCTTTGTGACAGGAAGTGAGGCAAATGCCTTGATCGCTGTGACCATGGCATCCTTTCCCTTCGGAAGGGGCTTGATTCCCTTTTGCATCAGAATCGTCTTCAAGACCGGTGTACCAGGCACTTTTGCCAGTACATTTCCACTCAAGTCCTTCAGAATCGGCGCAGCCGCAGGTACGTGGCGAGCACAAGAAAGACCATGAACCGATACATACTTTGCCTTTGCCTGGCAGTGGGCACAGGTCACGGTCGCCGCCGTCTGCTGGTTCTCGTCCTGCAGCAAGTTGTAGTTTCCCCACCCACGTATCTCAAGTTCGTCTGCAGTATTCGTAATACACCAGGCGAGATTCTTAATACCAATATCAAAGGATAGGACTGTCATCTTTTATGTGGTTGGATTGATTCCTCTAAGCCACAGGCTTCGTTCCAAGAGGTACAAACTGCCGGCCACGCGGAGTGTTTCGGCCACCCGCAAACTCACGGGTAATCGGCGGCAACTGTTGCAGACCCGCTGGCACATCCGTGTTGAAGGTTCCAAACAAATGAGGGAGACTTTCCTGTCTCGCCTCACCGATGCCATTAGGGAGACCCGTCGGTGTGCGTGTCAGATTTCCCTCTGCGTCGCAGGACACAATGCTCGCAGGCGGAGGAACCACGGAGGCGTCAAACGGTAGATTCGCACCGAGCATCTGACTTTGACGCGTGCGTGACACGGTTATGATTGACTTCGCGTTTTTCTGTAGCCATTCATGAGTCGCAAGTTGGAGCCCTGAAGGAATGTTTTGACTGCACTGAGGGCGGTAGTCCGTGACGAGTTGAGCATCGCTCATCGGCGCGGCCCAACCGGGGAAACGAGAATCTGTTGTTGGAGAACCACCAACCATTTCAAGCGGCTTTGCAGCGGCAGCGGCACCTTGGCGCCCAGGATATAGATTTGGGTTTGTAGGAAGGCGGAACAACTTTGCGTCCATCTAACTTATTGCAAGGTTTCCGTCTCGGTCTCCTCAAGCAGCGCACCTCCCTCGGATGCAAAGGCACCCTCAACCGTTGACTGGGTGGCCGTGACCGGTGCCTGCGGCACGGCAGCGGTCGCGGCGGTCGCGGCCGTGCCATCAATCTTCCGCAGAGCCTCCGTCAGTTCCTTGCGACCTGCATTTGAGGACAGGCTCAGGCCACGCTGCTTCGCCAGGGCCTTCAGTTCCTTCACCGTCATGGAGGCGTAGTTCGGCTGAACCTTTCCACCCTTAGACGTGTCTGATCCAGAGACATCCAGCACAGGCGTAGCCGTCTTAGTGGCGCCTGTGCTGGTAGGCGCCGTAGGCACCTGCTCAAGCGCCTGCTTATAGGAGTCCTCATCCACATCCGCCTGATCAAGGGGCTCGGGGCCAGAAATCGGCTCCACACCCTCCACCTCCATTGCATCGTCATGTCCATGGCTGTAACCCGCATCAGCCGACATCTTGAGATCGAGAAGGATGCTCTCAATCAGATTAACACGCTTCTCATTCTGTACAAGGCGACTGTAGAGGTAGAAAAAGAGTGCTCCAAATACGAGCGTAACCACGACACCGACCGTCAATGAATCATTAAGTCCCTGCATTCTGTTCTTATAAGTATCTTGTAGTTTAGATGGTTCATTTGTCCGCATTTACGCTTCGGCTGGGAAATCCGAATTTTGTATAGAGTTCTTCAACGCTGCTCAACGTGCAGAGACCGGGTGCCAGAGAGAAACTATATTCAATGCCGAAGGCTGTTTTCTGTGCCGGTACACACAGTTTCTGAACGGTGCGTGGTGCTTCCTCAACAAGTGAAAACACATGTGTACTCACAATACTCGTTACATTCCGCCTCTTCCATAACGTATTCAGAAAAAGCCTGGCCGTTTTCTCACCGTCGGGAGGATTCGTAGAATGGAAACATTCATCGTACACCAGAAATCCC